CGAATTGGATTTGGTTCCTTAAGATAAACAAACTTGATTCTTTCGCCTTCTTTAATCTGTTGATACTTCTTCTCCAGATTATTTTGTTTTACAAGATGATTGTAGAACAAAGAACCTTTTACATGAGGTGGAGTCTTAAATCCATATACTGTCTTTGGATCACTATACTTCTCAATACCATTTACGCCTCTTGGAAACGCAATCTGATCAAGAGGAAGATCCTTGAATTCCTGCTTGAACTGCTGAACGAAATCATACAGTTCATTCTGGCTCTTGTTGATAATGATATTAAAAGCCTTCTTGATATTCTTACGACACACGGATGGAGTTGAAGACTTTATCGCCTCCAGACCCATGATCTTAAGATATGGTTCCTTGTACTCAACACCTTCGTTGTTGTAGATGTTGATAATGTAATGCTTCTTGCCAGTCCAAATTGCCTTATCAGCCAAAGCTTCACGCTTCATCTTCATCTTTTGAGCATACGCATTTACATAGTCAGCGAGTTCCTGATATGAACTATCAATGAATGGCTGAATCTTTTCTTCACAAAACTTATCAAGAATACGAATGGTCTTGAGACGATCAGACGTATCTGGAATGAACTTACTGACAAGTGTACCAAGATTCATATAAATCGAATCAGTATCAGAAGCGATAATATAATCGACGCCACTGGTCTTACAAAGCTTATTGATATGAGCATTAAGCTTGTTTTCAATCCAGCGAATAGCAAGCTGCCCAGACTTTGTAATTGCTTCTGCTATACGAATATCGAAGAATCTGAAATACTGATTACCAATAGCACCGTAAGCTGAGTTGAGAGATACCTTCATCGCTAGCTGCATGTTGTTGTAATTAGCGATCTGCTTTTCAATCTCACGTTTCTCTTGCTCGCTTACTGTTTTCTCAAGACGCTTCTTTGCGTCAATCGCCTTGTTCTTATACATGGAACGATCTTCATACATCATTTCCATAATTTCGGAAAGAAAACCCTGCTTTGTTATGTCAAACAACTGAGCGTTTGGAGTAAGAGCTACTTTACTTTTCTTTAAAATATCAGTTGGAATAGACTTAGTTAACATGCTGTCAACATTGATCTGCGATCCATACTGAGTGATAAACTTACGAAGATTTTCGTCAAGTTCATAATTTTCACACAACATTTCTGGCGATAGGTTATACTGCATAATAAGATGGGGATATAGCGAGTTTAGGTCGAACGATACAACGTAACGATGAAGACCGATGATCGGATCCTTGACATAAGCACCAACATACTGATTGTCCTTTCTGGATGCCTTATTTGGAGGCACAACAATATGCTTCGCCTTCAGATAATTGTAAATAAACGTATCCCACATGCGAACCTGTGAGAACGCATCTTCATAATTACCCTTGACATAGTATGCCAAAGTCACAGCAATCTTAATGAAGTTAAGCTTATCTTCAAGCTTGAAAATCAGTTCAACGTCACGAACGTTATACTCAATGAACTTCTGGTAGTTCATATTATACAACTGAGAAAGATTGTCGTACTCAGAATGGTCCAGTTTGGTTTCTTTCAAAACAACATTAGCAATATGATCTAGTTTGTAGGATTCCTGACTTGCCATAGAAGGATTCAGAGAAGTGTTACGAAACAGTTCGTAGTAATCTAGGTGTTGAATACCCAGAATCTCAAAACACTGTTGAGTCTTTCCTTTGAAAGTAATTTCACGGCAATTCAACTTACTCCAAGGAGAAAGCTTGAGAGCTTTGTCTTCACCGAACAAACGATTCATTCGATTTACGAGATAAGGAATATCAAAGAACTTGGTATTCCAACCAGTTACGATATCGGGATAATGAAGAGTCCAAAGGTCAAGAAACTTCTCAATAAGCTCAAACTCATCTTGACATTTCAGATAGGAGACACCAGGACGATGAACACTAAAGTCGCGAGTACCAAATACATAGTAAGTACCTCCAATCATCAATGTGATAGCAGTGACTGCTTCGTTGGCTAGGTTTGGCTCTGGAAATCCATTCTCAGAGCCAACCTCGATATCCAGATATGCGACACAAATCTGATATAGATCCCATTCAATGCTTTCTGGAAAAGCATCGGAGAGAAAAGTGTATTCGTAACGAGTGTTACCGTAAATACTGAAATTAGAAACGCCTTCGTATTGTTTTACGAAATTCCTTGCGTCTCTCATGGAGTCAAAGACAATCTCTTCGACTGGTTCTTTATGAAGAGTAGTCCACTTTGTAGCTTTCTCACTCTTTACAAAGAGCTTGGGCTTATATTTAATCTTTTGGCGAACTCTTTTTCCATTCTTTACACCACGATAAAGAATGTTATCACCAACCACCTCAGCATTAGTATAAAACACGCAAGCTCCTTGAATCAACAACTCTCAATAGTATACTCCAAAATGGAGTTTAAATCAAGTGAGAATTTGCTTAGGAGGTGTTACAATTCCACCGAACATAGAAGCATAATTGTTCTGTAGATCACTGTTTGGTGTGCCAGTGTAAACAGTCTTATCAAGAGAGATTGTCTTATCCCCATCAACAAGTTGACCCCAAGGCATAAAACCATAGGCAATCCCGTCGCGCGTTTGGTGAACCATAATACCAATTACATTTTTAAGAGTTACCGTGTTGTCATCTGATGTAACAACCTCACCAACAATCTCTTCGCCCGAAACCAACTTTAAAATCTTAAGATTCATCATGTTTCTCCACATCTAATATTTCATGTTTTTTAAACGAAACCGCATCTTCATCCAGATCTGATTTAGTCATGAGTCTTGAACTAGCATCAGTTAATAGAATGATAGCCAAAGGATCAAATACAAAAACCAAAAGCAGAATGATAAATCTCACTGCGTTATCTAGGTGATCTTTAGCTCCTTCACCATAAATTAATTCAGCGACATATTTCAACGGACCAACTTCAACCTCAACTTTTTGAACAGCCAAGTTAGCCTGAGCCAGCTTCTTGTTGTTCTCTCTTAAACGTACAGTAGCTTCTTTCTTGTCTTGGGCTAACTGGTGTCTAAGTTTATTTTGTTTCGACAATATAGTATAGTCGTCTTTTACTGTAGAGTCAAGTGTTAATAACTGTTTATCTATATCCGCAATGATCTTTGTGTCAGTATCGACTTCAGATTTTACAGAAGCATAATCTGCTGTAACATCTGCGCTTTTATTTGCGGCATTGTCCAAATGAGCCTTTGACAAAAAGCCAAAGATACCCATTGATGTAATGAACATTAATACAAACACAGAAAGTGTCATGTACATTCTGCGAGGAATCGAAATTGCTTTCCAATCTCTGTGAAGTCTAGATGCTGTTACGATCTTAGCAAATTCCAGAGAAGATCCCATCACAATAATAGGAATGACTGCTCCAGCAAAAAGAGCAGTCAAACCAATGATGGAATAATAAGCAGCAGTGAGGGATAGAATAGTTCCAGCCAGAAACAGTAGAAATCTCATTTTGTCCTTGAGGCGTTTATCTTTTTAGCTTTAAACTTCGCCTCCACTGACGCTTCAATTGTTTTCGTCTTAATGGTGGATAGCAAATCCTTTCTTTTAATTATCACACCATTGACATAGTATTCATTATCTAATATAGTATAAGAATTTTTACCGACAATTAGTCGCCACCCTTCCCAGTGATTTATCTTATGACCATGTTCTTCGAATACTTTTTTTAATTCTACCAAAGTATACATATTATTTATCTAAAATGGTATAGCGGGGAACTCAACGCAGGATGCTGCTTTCCACTTGGGCACTTGCTGTGCGCCTTGGCGCAGGACCTGCGCAGCCTGCACCACCAAAGTCAATCTGACTCTTTAGGCTGTTCGCTTCTAATACAGTGGATACCAAAATATGACTGGCTCTAATCTTCATTATTGTTTTCCTTGTTGTGAGTAATTCTTTCGGCCTTTAGCCCATCCATCCATAAGTGGACTGGTTTTAATGACCAATTTAGTTTGTCGTAGCGTATCGTTATGTACCCAATGCTTTCCAAAGTTAGAATTCTTTTCGCCCTGCTGGTGTCCTATTTTCTCGAACGTATCTTTTCGTTTTGCCCGCGAGGACTTTGACAATGCTGCGTGTTGTCCCTTTGCTTGTGTCGCGGGATCAAATACTCCGAGCTTATACTTACGTAGTGCCTCGATGCCCTTAGCACTACCAAGATTTGCCAGAATTGATCTCCAATCTTCGCCATACTTTTCTTTTAGTTTAGCGTTGGTGATTTTCCTGCCGAGCCTTCGAGAAAGAATTAGCGCCTCTTTCTTTGAGATCTGTCCTGATAATGCTAACCAAGCTATACGATCTTCTTCTTTGCCGTGCTGCTCGTATAATGCTTTATGAGCTTCGGCGTGTTGTTCAATCGTGATCTCTATCAAATTAGACGGATCGTTTGTTCCGCCCATATGTTTGGGAACGA